TACACTTGGTCTTTGTGGGCTCGTCAGGCTCAATCGGTCGATGACTTCAAAAACATCAACCGCATTCAGCTCGGCGAATCGCCAAACTTGGAAATGGTGCCTGAAACGGCCCCATATCCTGAAGGGCAGGTAGTCGATTCCAAGAGATCCTACAAGGTTGAGAAGTTCGGTAAGAAGTTCTCGGTCTCTTGGGAAACTGTTGTGAACGATGACCTTGACGCATTGTCTCGCATCCCAGCGATGCACGGCAACGCAGCACGAAGGACGCAAGAAAAGATCGTTTACGATGCTTTGCTTGCCAACCCAACGATGGCCGACGGGTTCGCTTTGTTCTCTGCTTCGCACACCAGCGGAAGCAACATTACCGCATCTTCGGTTGCTGCTCCAGGCGTGACGACCTTGAACGAAGCCTTCAAACTGATGTCCTTGCAAAAGGGTCTCAGCAGCGATGTTTACCTCAACCTGTCGCCTCGCACGTTGCTCGTACCGCAAGCATACGCAGCGACCGCATTGGAACTGGTCAACAGCCAGTCCTACGCTCAGAGCAACGGCAATGAAGGTGTGGTCAACATCTACGGAGTCAATGGCGTTCGTCCTCTACAGGTTGTTGCTACTGCGTTGCTCGATGCAAACAGCGCGACCAACTGGTATGCGATCGCCGACAACGCCCAAGTGGATACCGTCGAGATCACGTTCCTCAACGGCGAAGAAGCCCCTGTGCTTGAGTCCGAATGGAACAAGGACAATGACACTTATCACTACTACGTCCGTCAATCGATGGCCGCAGCAGTGATCGACCATCGAGGTATCTTCGGCAACCGTAACGCCTAGTTCGGTTGATTGACTCACAGCCCTGGTCGGCAATGGCCAGGGCTTTCTTTGACAGCGACAATACAACAAAAAAGGAAAATAAGAAATGACAGGATTTGTTAACCACGCCATTTTTGAAGATGACTTCTTCGGCGGAAAAACCTACACCGCGACTGTTGGCGAAGGCAATTGGAAAATCACTGACACTTCGTCCAGTGGCACTCCAACCTATGCTTCGGTAAGCCCATCGGCTACCGGGGAAATCGCGTTGACGTTCGACAATGCCAACGAAATCCAGAATGTTTGTTTGGACTTCGGCGACAAGCTTTGTTTTGACATCGACAACATTCAGCGAGCCGTTTTCATCGTCAAGACTGTTGCATCTCTCAATGCTGCTACGACCTTGGCTTTCGGCTTGCAGTCGGCTCGAAACGATGATACCGACGCGACAGCCAACAACGCACAATTCAAGCTTGCGGGCTCGAATGCTGTTGTTTGTGAAACCGATGACGGAACGACCGACAACGACGACAAGGCATCAGGCGTTTCGCTTGTTGCGACCTACAAAGAATTCGTGATCGACTTCACTGGCGGCAAGAGCGATGTTAAGTTCTACATCGACGGTGCCCGAGTCGCTTCGACAACGACCTTCTCAATGTCGGCTGCAACCGGATCGCTTCAACCGTTCGTGCAAATCAGCAAGACTGCATCGACCAACGTGAACAGCGTGACGGTTGATTATGTCTCGGTCGAGTGCAAGCGATAAGCATGAGCCTTCACGATCTCATCATCGAGGATGCCAAGAAGGTATTCGCCAACCCCGATGATTTTGCAGAGCCGATCGTTTACTACAAGCGGAACGGTCGGTCTCGGAAGATTGATGCGGTGGTTGTGCGGGATGATTCTTTGCAACTTCCAGAGGCATCGGATTTGGTGACTCCACGATTCACTATCCATGTTGCCAATGATGAGGCTGAAGGCATTGCGAGCGACGAATTAGACTTAGGCGGGGATCAGATCGGTCTATCTCCGCGAGTCGGCGAACAGATCGACAGGCGGTCAATTGTCCGCTTGGTCGAGCATGATGAAGGGATGTTGGTGCTAGAGTGCCGTTAGCGATCATCGAGGAAATTGCAGCAGAATTGGAGACCAGGCTATCGGCTATGGTCAATGATTCGGCTACATACCCTACCGATGTTCAAGAGGTCAAGCGACCTACGCGATTCGCTAACTACACTCCGAAGGATCGCCAGGTCATTATCACTCAGGGCGTGAGCAATTCCGTCCCTGAGTTATCCTGTCCGGGCAATCCTCCAGCGGTTGCCATGACTCAGCAATTCAATATCCGACTGATCTTGATGCCATCGGAGCGAAATCAAGACGCGATCGATACGTTACTGAATCAATTTGCATCCGATGTTCGCAAGTGCATTTGCCAACCGGCTAGCAGTTGGCACACTTTCGACGGGAATGCACTTTACGCCAACTTCGGGCCTCAGATCGTTTTCACTTCCGATGGAGGTGTTGACGGTGCCAACATTCAATTACTTGTCACTTATCGAGTATCAGAGGACGATCCAACGGAACGAAGATGATATTTGACATTGTGGCACACGAAGAAAATGCACTCCTGGCATCCGAGCGAGTCTTGAACTACGCAGACGGATTGGAAAAAGCATTCGAGAGGCGATACACCGAAGCGACGACCGAGATTAGGACTAGGACGCAGCGCGAAATAGCAACGGCAATGGTCGTCGAGAAGGTAGACGAGTTACGCAGATTTTGCGTTGACGAAACATTAATCGACAACCTACTTGAAAAAGAATCATTGCTCAAGATCGACGACACATTCACAATGCCATTGCGAGCTTTTAAGGCTCGGCAAACAGTCGAGGGAGTTGAGATCGAAATGGTTCGCGGTGTTCCTGCTATGGTCTTTGAAGGTGCATTCGGGCCTAAGATCCCAAAGCTAGGACGAAACATTTACAAGCGAGTCGGAAAGAAGCGATTTCCGATTCAAAAGCTACGCGATTTGCAAGTCAGCAAGATCGAAGGCGTGAAAGATGCTTTCGATCGAGGTGCAGCACAAGCCCAAGCGATTCTCAATCGCAAGCTCAAAGAAGCCAAACAAGATGCCAACCAAATACTAGGAAGGGACAAATATGCTACTGCGTAAAAAATCAGTTCTCGGCGGGAAGATCGAATCGACGGTTGGTACTGCGGAAACCATCGCGGCGGCTGATTGCACAATCAACGCCTATGACCTTGTAATTAACCCAGAGTTCGAGATGCAAGAGCGTCAAGGCCAAGGCGGATTCGGTCGGCTTGCATCGATCCCAGGGGCCAGGCGTGGCCGAGCTACGTTCTCGGTCGATCTTGCCTACGATGGAACAAATGTTCCTGCTTGGGCATCGACCTATTTGCCTGCTTGCGGGTTGGTGCTTTCGACAGCAACCTACAAACCAAAGACGCAAGTCCCGGCTAGTGGATCCGATGTTAAGACCGTGACGATCGCGGGATTCTTCGATGGCGTTCGTCGCAGGATCTACGGCGCGGTCGGAAATGCTCGGTTTATCTTGCCCACTGGTCGCATGGGCCGAATTGAATTCGACTTCCAAGGCGTTTACGATGACGAAGCAGACGCAGCTATTCCGTCCTCAATCAACTACGTCAACACGCTACCGCTTCGCGTTGCCGGAGGTGCTACGTCTTGGGACTCGTACAATCTTTGCTTGGAGTCGGCAACGATCGATCTAGGCAACGTGATTACGGCTCGGGAGTGCTCGACTTCTGCGGCAGGCATCGACAACTTCGTTATCACGGATCGCAACCCAATAATCACTGGCAACCCTGAATCCAAGCTGATTGCGACTCAGGGCCGATATGCTCAACTTCGCGATTCGACGGAAGCAACGCTTTCGTTTACAATCGATGGGCCGAGCACTTCTACGCTGGTTTTCAGTATTCCGAAGGCTCAGCTACAAACCAAGCCGATGGGTGATCGAAACGGAATCATGATCGATCAGCTAGAATGGCAAGCGAACAAGAATGTTGACGCTTCCGACGAAGAACTTTCAATCATTTTCAACCATGCAGCATAACACTTTCGAGGGCTCGATTGACGGGCTCGACATTCAGTTCCAGTTCAATCGCTTGAAGTTCAAGCAGACAGAGCAAGTGCTAGGTCTTGTCGAGGACTTTAAGGATCTAGGCGACACCAAAAAGCAGATCGCGGCTTTGCGTCAAGCAGTCTCGATTTGCGTTGCTGGATGGAGTATCGACAAACCGATTGATTCATGGGACGAAGAAATCGAAGTTGCGGATGCTGTAAAGCTCGTTGCAAGATGCTTACAAGGCAATTCAGCGAGCGAGGGCGACAGAAAAAAATAAGGATCGCCGCATTGATACGATGCGGCGAGTTGTGCAAGTCATGCACTCGAAACCATTGCAATAATCTACCGAGCAAAGACCTTCCGTTGATGCTAGGTTGTCCAAGTTGCGATGAGGCCGGATGCGAAGCTTGCGATAATCGAGGATACATTGAGATTACTGATTGCCCTAAGGATTTCGTTGGGCATCGCGTAAGCTCAGCGGCCAACCTTGCGGCGTGGGTCTCGAAAGGGATCTTGCCTGAGGCCGGCGGGATGAACGACCAAGACGCTTGGTTTGTTTCGGTGCAAAATGCACTTGAATCAGACGTAAACCGAATCGAGGACGAAAGGCGAAAACGTGGCTGACGTAGAAGTAACACTCGGAGCACGAAACGAAGCCTCAGCGGTATTGCGTCAATTCTCGTCCGAAGTGACCAAGACGGCT